CCGCTTTCCAGACTCCCGCAGCAGAAGCACGCGGCGTGGATATGGGCAAAGACGCCGCAAGGTACAGCTACAAAAACGCCATTGCCATCGCCTGTGCCCTGCGTGAAGGCAAAGCGGCGTCCGGCCTGGAGCTGGACATTCATCAGCAGCTGCTCCAGCAGATGCCGCAGAACTACGCATCAAAAGGCGGCTTGATCGTACCGATGAACACCACCCTGACCACCACAGGCGCCAACACCGGAGCTGAACTGGTACAGACAGAGTACGGCCAGCTGATCGACTATCTGTATAACGCGTCCGTCATCAGCCGCATGGGTGCCAACGTCCTCACCGGTCTTGTCGGCCCCCTGTCGTTCCCGAAACAGACAGGATCTGCAACACTGTCCTGGACCGGCGAAGCCCCAGTCGCCGACGTCGGAGCCAGCAACCCCGGCACCGATTTCGTTACGCTTTCCCCAAAAACCGCCATGGCAACCGTGCCGCTCTCCCGCAACCTGCTTGTACAGTCCACCCCCTCGGCAGAAGCACTGGTCCGTAACGACCTGGGCATGATTGCCGCACTCGGCATCGACCGCGCAGCTCTCCACGGCCTCGGTTCTTCCAACCAGCCGGACGGCCTGTATCACCTGTCCGGTGTCAATGTAAAAGCCATGGGCGGCGTACCTACCCACGGCAAACTACAGGACATGATCACCGAATGCGCCCTGGACAACGCTCTTTTTGCCAACGGCGGCTTTGTCACCACCCCCGGCCTCGCCGGTAAACTGGCTCAGACCCTTGCCGCATCCGCAGCCGGATCCAAAATGTTGTGGGAAGGCACCTATGACACCGGCGTCGTCAACGGCTATAAAGCGCTGGCCAGTAACCAGCTGTCCGCAACCCTCGGCGGCGGCACAGAGCACGGCCTCATTTTTGGAGATTTCTCGCAGTTGATCGTCGGTCAGTGGGGCGGCGTCGAATTAATCGTGGATCCGTTTACCTCTGCCAAAAAAGGTCTGGTGGAAATCACCCTGTTCCTCATGGCCGACATCATCGCCCGTCACCCGCAGGCATTCTGCAAAGCGACCGGCGCAACCATCGCGTAAAAAGGGATGAGGGATGGGTTAGATACGATGAGGGGTGAGGGATGAGGTTTTTTATCTCTCATCGGTTCTAACTCATCGCCTCTAAACCATCGGCGCCGACTCATCTCTCATCGCCTGTGACCAAGGAGTTTATATGAACTTTATAGCGTTACGCGGATTCTGCCTGGGGGGCGGTATTGATATTCTCCCTGGTCAGTCGATCAATCTTGATGAAATAAAAGCCGACCGCCTGCTCCGCGAGGGCAGAATTGCCCCGGCGGAAGAAGTAGCCGAGGAAGTTCCGGCACCAACAACGGCACCGACAAAAAAGAAAAAGGGAGGGCATAACGATGCCAACCAGTGATTATTTCGCAAGCGGTGCAGTTGCCACCGTTCTGAAAACACCGGAGTCCGTAGCCAGTAGCGTCAGCGGACCCGGTATCGACATCAGCCATTACAACGGTCTTTTGATGCTGGTCGCCGCAATTGTCAAAATCGCCGGGACGGATCCGACGCTGGATGTACATTTTGAAACAGCCGTTGACAGCAATGTCGTCATCACAATTACCTACAGTGGCACCGGCAACGGTACCATCACACAAGTCTACGGCGGGCCGGACACGGTTGCCGAAGACATCACTGTCCATATGGATAGTGCGACCGGGTTTACCGTGACCGGTGGCACCACCGGCGCAATCGGCACCGGTACCGTTGGCACGCGGTTCACTTCCGCTGCTATTGAATTTCTGGTCACCGCCGGTGGCACCGCCTTTGTCCATACCGACGGTTGGGTAATCCATACCCATGCCAGAACCTGGGCCAATGTCACCGACGCCGCGTACACTCAGGTCACGGGTGGCGGCAGTATTCAGCGCCTGGCAATCGATAGCGACAGTGCCGGACGGTGGATTCGTCCGGTGATCGACATTGACGGCACTGATAGCCCGGAGTTTGCTGTTGGCGTTACCGCCTATGGCTTAACAAACTGATGAAATTTTCTGCCGCCGATCAGCTCGCCATGATCACCGCAACCGGTGAAGCCGTCACCATCGGCTCCACCGCTGCGGTCGGCAAGTTCAAGGCCGCCGGGAAGATAGTGCAGCTGTACGACGGCAGCATTCAAACCACCGGCCCGCTGCTACTACTGACGGAAGTTTCCGCCGCCCTGGTGACGGAGAACAGCACCGTGATTGCGGTGCGGGGGGTCAACTACCAGGCGACACAAAAGCTCCCGGATGATGCCGGATTTGTGGAGCTTGAATTGACGAAGGATTACTAATGGCCAGCTCGATCCGACAACAGATAATCAGTGCCTTTGTGACCAGGCTCAAAACTATCACGGTCGCCAACGGCTATAACCTGGCTATTGGGACAAAGGTTTATGACTGGCGAATGCAGCCACTCTTGCCTGCGGGTCTCCCAGCAATAGAATTACGGGATGGCGAAGATATAATTGAAGTTACAACTATGGACGGGGATCTGCAGCATACCCTCACCATCACGGTCATAGTACTGGCATCCGGGGCAACTTCTGCCACAACAGTGAGGAGTGGACTACAGGACATCATCAAGGCTCTGTATACCGAATGGACATTTGGCGGGCTGGTTAAAAGCCTCACCCCGGAATCCACAAACATAGAACTGCAACAGGATCAGGTTCTGATGGCCGTCGGCCAGCTTATCTGCTCAATAACTTATTACACCGCATCAGGTGAAATCTAAAAGGAGAAACACCATGAAAAAGTTTACGGAATTCCTCAGAGCAGTATTTCTTTTCCCCTTCAATATCCTGATGGGTATGGCCTCTGGAGCGATCAGCGCACAGGGCAGTCAGTTTTTTATGGGAACGGGAACGGGCGGGGCGATAACTGTCACCGCCATTAGTAAGGCATTCAATGCTGAAGTTACTGGTACCCATACACTGGCTGTGGGAGACAGGGTAACATTCGCATCCGTGGGCGGCATGACCGAGATTAATGCTCTGGTCGGAACCGTCACACAGATAACCGGCACAACCAAATTCTGCGTCAACATCAACAGCCTCGGTTTTGGTGCTTATACCTCTGCCGGAACTGCAACGCCGGTTACCTGGACACAGATCAAAGAGTTGAAAGACCTGAAAGCGTCCGACGCCACTGTACCGAAGTTGGACAAGACCAACCTCGACAGTACGATAGAAGAGGTTTCCCCCGGTCTGCCGACCGCCGTAGAGATCACAGCGACCGTGAATATTGTCACGACCGATCCCGGCGCCATTGCCGCCCGCGCCGCTTTCCTGGCTGGTACGGAAAAACAGTTCAAATTTGTGCTGCCGAACGGCGTAACGCTGACCTTCCAGGGCTATTTTTCCAAATTCCCGCTGGTACCTTCCGGGTCGGTTAATACACTGGTCTCCGGCTCCATGGCCGTCCAGACCGACGGAGTTATCACCCAGGCGTAATCCCTCGGGGCGGGGAAACTCGCCCCTATTTTTATAACCAGAAAGGACTGGGAATGATTTTAGACAAAGCAGGGCTGCTGGAAGAATTGAAACTTATCACCGAAGAAGTGCCGCTCAATAACGGGAGCGTGATTGTATCTGAAATCAGCGCCGTTGACTGGGATGAACTGATCGCTTCCGAAGAATACAAAGTCGATGGGAAGGTCATTGAAAAGAAAATCCAGCCTGCGCTGGTAGCCCGTGCCGTGCTTAATCAGGACGGCACCAGGATGTTTACGGACGAAGAGGCTGCAGTAGTGGCGCAATCGTCTAAAAAACCGTTCCGGGCGATTGTCAGTGCAGTCATGCGGTTAAACGGCCTGGGTGGTGTTGAGATAAAAAACTCAGAGCCAAGCCAGACAGACTCTTCAGTTTCCGACTCTGTTTAGAGCTTGGCTACCCTCATCCGGATTACCTGCTTCCAAAATTGACCTGTAAGCAGTTTATGGAGTGGAAGGCATACGACGCCATAGACGGTTTTGGGGAAAAGAGGGAGGAGCTGCGGCACGGACAGAAGATGGCGCAGTACGCGAACTATCACCGCGATCCTGAAAAGTACCCGGACGGTTTCCCGGCAATAGATTTTATGAACTACACCGAGCGCCCGAAAGAACTCAAAGAAGCAGTGGTTGAAGATCCCGAAATATTGAGCGCAAAAATTCTAGGGCAAGTTTTCAGAATGTGACGAGGAAAAAATGCGATGGCTGATCCAAAAGTCCAGATAAATATTTCCGCATTAGACAATGCCTCAAAAACTATTCAGACCGTCGCGCAAGCTTTTGACAGTCTGCATTCTGCAACAACGAAGATCGGTTCTGCGCTGGCGGCGATCGGAGTGGGCATATCCGTTCACAGTCTTATGGAACTTGCAAAAAAGTCCATTGAAGTATCCGAAAGTATTTACAAGGCATCACAGAAGATCGGGATCACTACAGAATCGCTATCCGCACTCCGCTATACAGCACAACTGGCAGAGGTTGATTTCGACAGCCTTGTTTCCGGTATGGCTAAATTCAACAAAAATATTGTTGAAGGCGCCGCTGGTTCT